CGGGTGGTGACGATCTTGTCCTTCCCGCCGGGCGCTGCCTTGTAGTAGACCGGCGCCGGATCGCACGGCATGGCCTTCCCGGCCGGTGTCTTGATCCAGACGATCGGAGCGCCGCAGCCTCGGCAGGTTGCTCTATTCATCGGCGGTTCCTCCTCTCCAGCGACCTGATCGTCTCCTTTGTCAGCACGACGATCAGCACGACCACAATGGCGGCCAGTACGATCCCGGTGGGGATCCAGATCGGGGCCAGCACCCACACCCACGGCCAGTCGATCAGGTGCGTGACCTTCAGTAGGATAAAAGCGACGGCCAGCAGCGTCCAGAAGATGCCGCCGGAGCTGCCGCTGCTCTTGTTGTTGTCGTTCATGGTTTCCTCCTTTCAGTGTTTGCCGCCGGTGGTGACGCCGGCCTTCAGGGCGCAGGTGGTGCACGCTGCGCGGAGCTCAGGCTCGGCTGCCATAGCCTGACGGGCGAGGTCATTCTCCCAGCATTCAGCTCCGCAGATCGGGCAGGCGACGAGCTTCCAGTCGTCGCGCTGCGGGTCGGGGATGTTGGCCTTCAGAGGCATGGCGAGGATCCCGCCGTCGCCGACCTCGTGCGGGGTGACTGTCACCTCCACGGGCTCGTCGGGGATCTTGGCGTCGAGGATCTCGTTGTACTTCTGGAAGATGGCCTCCTCGGCTGCCTTCCACTCGGGGCCGTGCTCGACGGCTTCACCGGCTGCGACGTGGGCGAGCTCGTGGGCCAGCAGCTCAGGCCCGGCGCTGATCGGCACCTCAGCCGAGATGCAGACGATCGGCGTGCTGCCGTCGTCCGGGAATATGGTCAGGCCGCAGGCCGGTTTCCCTTCTTCGTCCTTGAGCCCCGGGACGTACTGCGCGTAGTATTCGAGGCGTGGGTACAGCTCCCTGAAGGCGAGGGCGACGATGGCGGTCGGGTCGTTCATAAAGGGTGAGGCCATAGGGCCGATCACCTCGTAGCGCTTCAGGGCTGCATAGGTCTGACGCAGCAGCGCCCTGACTTCGTCCTTCTTGATGCCGTTGATCGTGGGCCCGTTCAGGAGCAGGTCGAGCATTTTGTCGCTCCAGTGCTCCATCGGGGCCGTCTCGCTCATGTATTGGGCGGCGCCTTCGACCACGTCGACGGCCTCCCGGGTCAGTGTTGTGTATTCTCTCATGCGTTTCTCCCTTCTGCGGCTTTTTCCGCGTCCTTGAGCCGTTTCACGATTTCGGCGGGCTCGAGGCCGATGTCCTCATAGGGGCCGAGGCGCTGCACGAGATCGTCCTTCTTGGCCGGGCTCCAGTACCCGGTCTTGATGCCGTTGCAGCGTTGCGCGGTCAGTCTCTCCATGTGTGGCTCCTTTCTCAGATGGCCGAGCGGGTGCTGCCCGCCCGGCCTTTCTGGTTTACTTCATGACGACGACCTTGCCGGCCTCGATCAGATCCTTCAGGTTTTTCTCGAAGTAGTCGGCGATGTTGCGCTTGGCCTCCAGTTTCCAGACGCCGCCGTCAGCCTCGAAGAAGCCGATCCCCTCGTTGGGGTCGACGCGCAGCAGGAACTCGCTCTCGGGCTGAGGCACCTCGAGGAAGGTGCGGAACGGCTGGAGCTGGATGCGGGGCTTGACCTCGACGAGAGCGTTGAGAGCGACGCCCTGACGGGCCTCCACGGTCTGCGTGACGCCGTTGTCCTTGGTGGAAACGCTGTTCTCGTCGGTCATCCGGCTCAGCAGGTCGAGCAGGTAGGCCGTGCCCTCGTTAGGGATGAACAGGCTGCGCAGCTCGATCAGCGCGACCTCGCGGCTGCGAAAACCTGTGCGCAGGCCCGGGACGTCAGCCTCGGCGCGGTAGAGGATATTGCGGGAGAAGTCCGGCAGGTAGGTGGTCATGACCTCGACGCTTTTGTAGCTCTTGGCCTGCACCATGATGACGGTGTTGATCTTGGCGAGCTCGGTGCGGATCAGCTTGCAGATGCCATCGAGGCCGCTGACGCTGATGCAGTCGGGCCGGTCGACGTGGGGCGGGATCCGGGTGAGGGGTGCGTCGGCGTAGGTCTGGCCGGCGATCTCGAAGGTTTTGGTCTCCTTCAGGGCGACGATTTTGTCGATCATTTTTGCGAGCATTGTGTTGTCCTCCTTTTCTTAGTTGGCAGTTTGTACGAGCTTCAGGATCTTGGGGGCCTCCTGCTGAGTGCCGTCCATGTTAATTTGGCCGGGGATCTGCGGCACCATTTCGGCCACGACCATTTCGCCGTTGCCGTCGCTGGTGATGCAGAGGGCCGTTGCGACCGGGTTGGTGGGCGCGAGCGTTGCCTTGGCCTGCACGGCCACAGAGATCGTCTGTCGCTCGTCGTCAGGCGTCAGCTCGATGGTGAGGGTGATCTTCCTCTTGGCTGTCGCCTTGGTGTTGAGGTCGAGGATGTTGTCGACGACTCGGCCCATCTCGTAGTCGACGCGCTCCTGAAACGCGCCGCGGGCCATTTGCAGGATGCTCGACCTATCGATGTTCTTGTTCATGTGGTTTTACCTCCTTTGTGCTGCTGCATATAGTAAAAAATAAACTGCTGGATGATGCCGGCGTGGCCGTCGTAGTGCTCGACCGGGAACTTGCCGCCGTAGTGCTCGTCGATGACCTGCCGGATCCATGTGTCGACCGGGAAGGCTTCGACGCGGTGCAGCCCGAACAGGAGCACGCAGTCGGCCACCTTGTTGCCGACGCCGTGGATGCTTTTCAGGTAGGTGCGGGCCTGCTCGGTCTCCATGCCGGTCAGCTCATGCAGGTCGATCCGGCCGTCGGTGACGTTCTGAGCGAGCTGCTCGACGTACTTGTCGCGGTAGCCGAGGCCGAGGCTGCTCAGATCTTGGCCGGCCAGCCGTTCCCATGTCGGGAAGGTGTAGAACTCGTGGCCGGCGAGCTGCCGGCGCTCTCCGAACTGCTTGCAGAGGGCCGCGACCAGCTTCTTGATCCGCGGGATGTTGTTGTTCTGGCTGATGACGAAGCTGACCAGCGTCTCCCATAGATCCTGCGTGAGGATCTGGACGCCGGCGGCCTCCAGCACGGCCTCCCGGAGGAACAGGTCAGGGGATCCGTCTGCCAGCGTGGCCTCCCGGGCCTCGCGGACGATGCTGCCGTAGCGCTCGCCGTAGTTGAGGTAGTCCTGCCAGAGCGGCAGCGTGCCCTCCTCTATGAGCAGATGCAGGTCGTCGTCGGGTTCCTTCTGCTCCATGATGGCGCAGGTCTGGCTGGAGGGGATCAGGTACTTGCCGGGGCCGAGCTCCTTCCAGCGGAAACACTGGCCGCTCTCGGCGATCTTCTTCAGGTCGAAGTAGTCGACGGCGAGGGTGATGTCATCGAGGCTCATGCGGCAGCTCCTTTCTGGCCCATACGGCCTCGGTGGCGTCCGACCGGGTGGCCTTCCTGCGGCCGACCGTCTCGAGGACGCCGATGTCCTTCAGCTCGGTGAGCCTCGGGGCGACGTAGTTGCGGTTGAAATACGGGATCTTCCCGGCGGCTACCAGCTCCTCGGTGATCTCGCTGGCCGTCATCTGACGGTCGCCGAGTGTCTCGAGGATCAGGCGGCTGCGCTTCTTGACCTTCGGCAGGATGGCGTCATAGCTCTCGCGCCGGGTCTCTTTGGTGATACTGTTCATCGGTTCCTCCTTCCTGAGCGACCAGCTCGACACGATCGGCCGGCGCTCTGGTGATGCTGTGGCTGTTTTTATCGAGGAGGGAGACAGAGGTGCGCCGGGTGCCGGCTGCGTCATACCAGAGGATGTACTCGGTGATCTGCTGGTATGTGATGCCGTTATACCTGACCGGCAGCTTCAGCCTCATGGCCTCCGCGATCTGTTTGCTGTCCATTGGTTTCCTCGCATTCTGCCGGCGTCGGCACTTCGTTCCCCCATGAGTCCCACCCCGGGGCGGTCTCTCTGGCGAAAAGCTCGATCCGTGGCAGGTCGCCCATCAGCTCGACGATCCTGTCGCGGACTTCGTCGGGTTTCTGACTGTGCCTGCGCAGCGGGCTGAATACGAGCTGGCCCACGCTGGCGCTGATCCGCTTCGGCTTGCCTTTCACGGCCAGCAGGCAGGGCTCGGTATTGCCCCGCGTCCATCGGCCGAGGCCGAAGAAATAGCCGTTTCCGCTGCGGTTCTGTTTTACCCACTGGAAGGCGATCGACTTGTATGTAAAGCCCCACGCCTCGATCACCTTGAGGGCCTCCTTCATCATGGGGTAGGTCGCCCACATGAACAAAATGCAGTTATCAGAAGCAATACCCCCCCCCCGCGACGTT